TAACCGCTACTTTAACCATTCTCTGACATCCTCACCAAGCACCGTGTCTGCAATTTTAATTTTGTTCCGCAAGGCATCTACAATCTTTTCGTCTATGGTCTTGGGTGATATCAGATCAATGTAAGTCACGTTGTTCTTCTGACCTATGCGGTGGGCGCGGTCTTCTGACTGCAACCGTAGCTCCAGATCATAGCTGTTGGAGAAATAAATCACCGTGTTTGCAGCGGTCAAAGTCAGTCCGTATCCGCCAGTTTTAGGGTGCCCCACGATGAAACGTAATTCGGAATGCCGGTCTTGGAAAGATTCCACGACCTTCTGGCGTTCTGAATCAGGAGTTTCACCGTGGAGCGTTGCAACCGCTTGTACGCTAAAGCGGTCGCGCAGGGCCTCAGCAATGGCGCGAATGTCCCGGGACCATGTCGCCCATATAATTGCCTTGCCCTGTATCTCGTCTAAAATATCCAACAGTTCATTCATACGGTTGGACTTCAGCCTGTGCATTTCACCATCATCGTCCGTCAAATGCCCCAGACAAATCTGTTGAAGACGCATGATTTGAGTCAGTACGTTTTGTGTAGTGGACAGTTCTCCACTGTCCAATCTCGCAAGAGCCAAATGCTTCATCTGCACATAGGCATCACTTTGTTCTTTGGTCAACTCCACCTCGCGCTTTACATACACCTTGTCGGGAAGGTCCAGGCAGTCTTCTTTACGAACACGGTACGAATGCGCCTCTAAAGTCTCTGTAAGCTCGTCCAGACGCCGGAAGCCAACAACATGGTTAAAACTGTGCGAACCCATGGTGCGCCTCTGTACGACAGCGTAACGGCCTTGGAAGGCATAATAACTTTTGAAACCCAATATTTTAGGGCTAAGAAAAGCCATCTGACTGTATAAATCCATGGGTGATTTAGTGACAGGAGATCCCGTCAAAATACGCCGCATCACCGCACCACTGCCCACGGAACAGATAGCTTTGGTTCTTTTGGCTTGGCGATTCTTAATGGTTGTAGATTCATCCACCGCCATTAGCACATCAAATTTTTCCGCAAAAAACTTCGCTACCTCCACACCTTTCTTGGTGCTAAAAGCCTCTACGTTCATCAACAGGAATTTTAAATTCTTACTTGGTTGAGCAAGATCGTTAAGTTCTTTGCGTTTAGCCCGTGTTAGGTTGGGCTTCCACAAAACAACTTCCCGCTCAATCCGTTCAGGTAAATGAGTTTCAATTTCCCCCACCCAGTTAGCAACCACACCTTTGGGTGCAACAATAATCGCAAAATGTATGCGTTTTTGTTCATAAGAATAACCGATTGTATCAAGGCACACCTTGGTTTTTCCGGTCCCCATATCCATTAATAACGCAAAGTTTTTGACATCTGCACTAGCATTAAAGCATTCTTTTTGATGATCGTAAGGTTGCGTTTTAAAAATAAAATGAGGCATGATTAAGATTTCTCTTGCATTGTCTGTTAAATACCCATATAAACAAGTTTGACGGTTTAGTCAACCGCTGGCTCATAGGAAAGGAGAAAATAATGAGTGATCTGTTGTCTGAAATGGCTTCCGACTCTGTAAGCACTAACGACAATCTTGATAACCTTCAAGACAATCAACTTGACTCAATATCAAGGTTAGCAAACGAGGCTGCTAATTTAGAGCAAAAAATACAGGAAACGGAGAAAAAACTCAAGGAAACAAAGAAAGCACTTTACAAAATTACAGATGAGCAATTGCCGGAAGCTTTGGAAACCATGGGTCTGCAAAAGTTTACGCTGACGGATGGTTCTGAAATTGCCGTAAAACCCATCTACAGTGCCAGCATTCCAAAAGACAGGAAGGAAGAAGCGTTCCAGTGGCTGCGAGATCACGAGTTTGGTGATCTTGTGAAAAACAACGTCACGGTAACTTTTGGTCGCGGCGAAGATGATACCGCAAAAGATTTTATAAACTTATGCTCTTTAAAGGGCTTCACTCCAGATCAACTGGAGAAAGTCGAGCCTATGACATTGAAGGCTTGGCTGCGCGAACGTGTGGAAGCGGGGGACCCCGTCCCGCTTGATTTATTCGGGGCTTTTATTTCACAACGAGCAACGATTAAGAGGAGCAAGTAGCATGGCGAAAGCTGTAGAAAAAAAGACTGAAAACAACGTGGTTGTCATGCAAGCAGAAATGTTTGCAGCCGACGCAGGTGCTGGGGTTAACGACCTTGGGTCAGAAGATTTGGCAATACCTTTTTTGAAGGTGTTGCAAAAGATGTCTGACGAACTGGACGATTTAGATCATGCGAAAGCAGGTGACATTTACAACACCGTAACAAAGGAAGTTGTAAAAGGTGCCGATGGCGTTCGCGTTATAAATTGTGCCTATGATCTTCAGTACATTGAGTGGGAGCAACGCGGCACTGGCACCGGGGCACCCTTTGCGATTTACAGCGCAGGGGATGACATTCCTAAAACCGAGCGCGGCGACGATAACAAAGACTACGTCATCGATGGCGGTGGTCGTTATCTTGAGCGCACCGCTCAACACTACGTTTTAATTGTCGATGAAGACGGTATGACTCAACAGGCACTGTTGCCGATGAAGTCCACGCAGTTTAAGAAATCCAAACAGTGGAATTCTGCCATGCGGTCACTAAAAATGAAGGATTCAAACGGTAATTTGTTTACACCTCCACGTTTCAGTCACATTTGGCGACTTGAAACTCTTCCGGAAGAGAACAAAAACGGAAGTTGGCACGGCTGGCAAATCAGCAAGGATTCTCCAATCGCTGATCCCAACATTTATGCGGAAGCGAAGCTCTTCGCTGAAAGCATTAAATCCGGTAGCGTCAACGTTCAGCATCAACAAGAGGACGAAAAATCCTCTGACGATGACGATATACCCTTCTAAAACAACGAGGGGAGTAAGGGGGAGAGTGTCGTCTCCCCCTTTTCTTTAGTATGAAAACAAAAATTGAAAGATTCGCACGTCTTTTTCGTGGATTGAACCGGGCTTATGGTGCTGTTGATTTAACAGGAAAAGATGCAAACGGAAAGCAAAAAGGTAAATATAAATTTGTTCACGAACCACGGACCAGTGCCACTTACGAAGCGCACTTGAACGGAGAGGTTTCGATTGGTGTTGTTCCTATTAACGAGGAAAACGTGTGCCTTTGGGGTGCAATTGACATCGATCAGTACCCTTTAGACCATGCGGCTATTATTAAAAAGCTACGTGATCTTGATCTGCCCTTGGTGGTATGTCGAAGCAAAAGTGGTGGAGCCCACGTTTTCCTGTTTTTGAAAAAACCTGTTGACGCCGAAAAGCTTCAGATGAAGCTGAAAGAGGTTGCCAGCGAAATTGGTTTTGGTGGATGCGAAATATTCCCCAAGCAGATACGCCTCGTTCTTGACAGAGGCGACAACGGTAACTTTTTAAACTTACCTTATTTTGATTACAAAAAGGGGTTGCGCTATGCCATAAAGGACGACGGCACCGCCGCCACTTTGGAAGAGTTTTTAGACTACGCGGAAGCGTCTACTATTTCAGAGGAAGATTTAGACAGTCTCCTTACAAAGGCATCCGCCGTTGTAGATCAAAAGCTTCGCGACGGTCCTCCGTGTCTACAAGCTTTGTTACGACAAGGGTTTCCTCAAGGAACACGGAACAACGGTCTTTTCAATCTAGGCGTTTATTTACGAAAATCAATTCCAGACGAGTGGGAACAAAAAATTTTAGAGTACAACCAACAAATTATGGACCCTCCGCTTGATTTGAAAGAGGTCAACATTGTCGCGGAGCAGGTTAAAAAACGAGATTATCAGTATAAATGTGCGGATCAGCCAATATGCAACTTTTGCAACAAGGATCTCTGCCGTGGACGCAAACATGGTGTGGGAGGCGGCACCAATACACCCACGGTATCGAACCTTCGAAAATATGACAGTGAACCTCCGTTGTGGTTTCTTGACGTAAACGGATGTCCCGTGGAGCTAGACACAGAGGGCCTACAGAAACAGCCAAGATTCCAAATGTTGTGCATGGAGCAGATTAATTTCATGCCCCGCACCATGTCGAAACAGGCTTGGGAAACTTTAATAAACGCTCTTTTAGGCACGATGCTAGACACTGAAGGTGCCGTCATCACAACCTCAGAAGACACGAGCTTGCGAGGTCAGTTCTATGACTTGCTGGAAGAGTTCTCCACGCACATGCAATCGGCAATGGATAAGGAAGAAATCTTACTGAGGCGTCCGTGGACAAACGAAGAAGAAGGACGCACCTACTTTCGACTAAAAGATTTTGAGGCATTTCTCAAACGAGCAAAGTTCTTTGAATATCGTTCAAATAAAATTGCCCAAAGACTGCGTGAGATCGACGGTCAGGCGGAACAGTTTCGCATTAAAGGCAGAACGGTAAGGTGCTGGTCAGTTCCAGCTTTTGCCAAGATTGAAGATGCTTTTGAAAGTCGAATTAGTGACGATGAGGATATCCCATTCTGATGAAAAATAAAACTAGAAAACAGCGCAAACAAACACCGTGGGGAAAAATCCTGAAAGAGCTAAGAGCCGAATCGGGTTTTTCGCAGAGAGAGCTTGCTCGACGCAGCGACTTGACCCAACGAACCGTTTCCGAGTATGAGAACATGACCAGTTCTCGGGAACTGTCCATTTATAAAATCGAGCGCATTCTCGACACTCTGGGCTATGAAATTGATTTTTTCCTGAAACAGGAAAAAAAGAATGTTTAGGTATTTTGGGCCTCCTGGCACTGGAAAAACAACCACGTTGCTTAATCAAGTTGACGAGTTATTGTCAAAAGGAATGTCACCAAACGATATCGGTTACTTTGCTTTCACTCGAAAGGCCGCACACGAAGCACGAGACAGGGCTGTCGCAAGATTTAACCTTGATCCAAAAGAAGATTTTACATTTTTCAGAACCCTTCACAGTTTAGCTTTTCAATTACTAGGTATGACAAATTCACAAATTCTTAGTGATCGAAACCTCAAAGATTTTGGAAAAACTACTGGTGTTGATCTTAGAAGTGGTGGTGTGGAACATGCAACAGAGGAAGGCTTTGTTCTTTTAAAAAGTCACAATCCGATTATGCAAGCAATTGACCTTGCCCGAAATTCCCTTCTTGGGCCTCGCCACGCTTATAATGTAGCGGACTTAAATGTTCCGTTTTATGAATTTATGCACTTATATGGCGAATACGAAAAGTTTAAACAAACCAATGGTTTAAAAGATTTTACTGATATGATGGTTGGCCTTTCCGGAAAGCCCTCTTTTATTCCTCGTTTTGCCGTTGTATTTTTAGATGAAGCTCAAGATTTAACACCGTTGCAATGGAAAGTTGCCCATCATATTAATAGTAAAAGTGATCGAATGTTCGTTGCGGGAGACGACGATCAGGGAATTTATCGTTGGGCTGGAGCGGACATAGACCATTTTATAAAGCTCAACAGCAGTTCTGAAACTTTATCACAATCCTACCGAATTCCGCATAGCGTTCATGCGGTGGCTGAAAACGTGGTTAAACGCATAAAATACCGACAGAAAAAAACGTGGGAGCCGCGTAAAGAGCAGGGCGTTGTGGAAAGAATCTATGACCCGGCCAGCATTACCAATTTTAGCGGAGAATGGCTTGTATTAGCGCAAGCGAATTACATGCTTGACGATTTAGCAGAACGTTTAAAGTCAAGTGGGCACTTCTTTGAACGAAGAGGCCGTCCTTCTTTAAGTAGACCTGTCAGAAACGCGATTGGATCTTGGAACCATTTAACCGACCATTTCTCACATGAGGTTTCACATAAAGAAGCAGTTAACTTATATGATTATATGTCTACTTCGACAGGTCGCCTCAAACGAGGCGCGAAAAAAATCTTATCCAGAGCAAATGAACAGGATTTGTTCTCCATGTCCACGCTAAGAACTCACTTTGGTTTAGAGATTGAAAACAATTCCTGGGATATAGCCTTAGACCGGATAGAAGATCAAGACAGAGCTTACGCCACCGCTCTGTTAAACAGGGGTGTTAATATTTTTGAAAATCCCAAAATAAAATTATCCACGGTTCACGGGGCAAAGGGCGGCGAAGCCGACAACGTCCTGTTGTATCTGGACCTCTCCACAAAGGCCTTAATTGAAATGGAAAAAAATCCCGACGATGCTCACCGCGTTTTGTATGTGGGGGTCACACGAACGAAACAAAACCTTGTTTTAAAAATGCCGGAAGATCCGCAACGCGGGTGGGCAATATGACTCGTGTTATAATTGAAAGTCCTTATGCTGAAAACAATGGTTTGACCGTTGATGACCATATTTTTTACGCTCAAAAATGTCTTTTAGATTCTTTAATGCGTCAAGAAACACCTTTCGCATCTCACATTTTGTACACGCAAGTTTTAAACGACCTGGATAAAAACCAACGAGAACTTGGAATGCGACTCGCCTTGAAGTGGTATGAGGTTGCAGATTTGTGTGCTGTTTATCAAGACCTTGGCATATCCAAAGGTATGCGATACGGAATGGACTGTGCAAAAGAAATCGGATTAACAATTGAATATAGGAGCATTGGAAATGTCTGCGAAAAAAATGTTGGAAGAGGTCTACGATCTGGTGACTGGTAACCGAGCCGAAACGCATGGTCCTATGTGGGAAAACCACGAAAACATTGCAAGACTGTGGAACGGATACCTTTGGAACAAAAAGGGCCTCCTTGTGGCAGAAGATGTCGCAAACATGATGGAGTTGTTGAAGATTGCGCGGCGTAAACTTGGAGTTTTTAATGAAGATGATTACTCTGACGGTGCGGGGTACGCTTCTGTGGCACTTGAGTGTCGTGAGTTTGAACGAGAGAACAGCCCTCGGTTGTCAACAATGGACGAGAGAACTAATGCCTAAAAAGCTTAGAAGACCTGTCTGGGGCGTCAAAACCGAGTGGGTTCCCGTAGAGGAACTCCCGGTGACGCCTCCAGGGATCAAAGAAATCGCCATTGATCTTGAAACTAAAGACCCACGGCTCAAGACCCATGGACCAGGATGGCCCACCGGACACGGAGATGTTGTCGGTATCGCCGTAGCTTACGAAGGTTTTAAAGGTTACATGCCCATTGCTCACGAAGGAGGTGGCAACTTAGACCGTGCCCTCGTTCTGCGTTGGTTTAAGAAAGAAATTGCCTCGCACCCTTCCGACAAAATTTTTTACAACGCAGCCTATGATGTAGGTTGGCTTACGCACCTTGGCGTTAAACTGAACGGCACTCTTATTGATGCCATGCTGGCGGCTCCCCTCCTCAACGAAAACCGCTTTAGCTACTCATTAAATTCAGTGTCTTACGAGTATACTGGACAAATTAAGTCAGAGGCGGCTCTCAGAGAGGCGGCGGCGGAGTTTGGGGTAGACCCCAAGGGGGAGATGTACAAGCTACCAGCAACCTTTGTAGGGGAGTACGCAGAGGCTGACGCAAAGCTGACCTTAGACTTGTGGCAGATTTTTAAAACCGAACTTACGAAAGAAGATCTATGGCAGGTTTTTAACCTGGAGTCGGAAGTGCTGCCTCTTTGCATTGAAATGACCCGGCGCGGCATTCGAGTAGACCTTGACGCCGCCGAAAAACTCAAACAAGACATGTTGAAAGTTGTGAACAAGCTTTTGACAGAGGTCAAAAGAGAAACCGGGGTAGAAATTGAAATCTGGGCGGCAGCCTCCATTGCAAAGGTGTTTGACAAACTGGAAATTCCTTACGGGCGCACCAAAACCGGACTGCCCTCGTTTACGAAAAACTTTTTATCCCAACATGAACATCCCATAGCCCAGAAAATTGCCAGTGCACGAGAGTACGACAAAATTGGCAACACATTCCTCTCCAGCATATTCCGGCACACGGATAAAGGACGAATCCACGGACACATTAACCAGTTGCGGAGCGACGGCGGCGGCACGGTATCCGGGCGCGTCAGCATGTCAAACCCCAACCTACAACAGATTCCAGCGCGAAACCCAAAAATGTCTCAAAAAATACGAGGCCTATTCTTACCGGAAGAAGGAGAGCAGTGGGCCTCAATGGATTTTGACCAGCAAGAACCAAGAATCTTGGTGCATTTTGCCTCCCTCACCAACAGAGGCCTTTCAGGTTCCGACGTTTTTGTAGACGCCTACACCAAAAAAAGGGACACTGACTTCCATCAGATGGTCGCTGACATTGCGGGAATTCCACGCAAGAAAGCCAAAAAAATAAATCTAGGCATCATGTACGGCATGGGGCAGACAAAACTTGCGGAACAGTTAGATGTGACCACGGATCAAGCCAAACGCCTCATGCGCCAGTATCATCAAGACGTTCCTTTTGTAAAAGAGTTGATGGACGCTGTTCAACGTAAAGTATCTCACCGCGACAAGGGGGGATTTGTACGTTCTCTGCTAGGTCGAAAGTGCCGATTTGATCTTTGGGAGCCCAACCTTTTTGTGTCGGCCAGAGCCCTTCCAAAAGAGGAAGCTCACATTGAATACGGCGATAACATTAAACGAGCTTATACATATAAAGCGTTAAACCGCTTAATCCAATCGAGCGCAGCCGATCAAACCAAAGCAAGCATGGCGGCGGTATTCCGAGAAAAAAACAAAGTGCCACTGGTTCAAATTCACGATGAACTGGCCTTTTCTGTTTCGGATCAAAAAGAAGCGGAGGAATTGTGTGAAATCATGGAAACTTCCGTAAAGCTAGAAGTTCCAAGTCCTAGCGATATTTCGCTGGGACCAAACTGGGGGAACTTGACAAAAATAGAAAAATCCCATAATCTCTTAGAAAGTCATAAAGGAGGCTTTTAAATGGACTCAACAAAATGGAAATCCGTTGTGATTCCTATCTCTGTCTATCACTCAC